ATGTAGCAGCATGGATTGCATACACAGACGCAGACAGCCGTACAGGTGAGATCAGGGAGATCCTGACGATCCAGACAACAGACGGGGAGATGTTCGGTACAGTCTCCGGAGTATTCCAGAGAGAATTCAAGGACATCACAAAATTCTTTGGTGATGATGTCGGTATGATCAAAGTGACATCAGGCAAGAGCAAAGCCGGCAGGAATTTCATCACATGCAGTGTTGAATAATAAGGACAGCAGGAGCCGGTATAATGCCGGCTCTTTGCTTTAGGAGGAAACATGGCAAACAATTTACACAGATACGGGATCATGGTGCATGTCAAGGGTACCAGCTATGAAAATGATTACTGGTTCACAGATAACAAGTATTTCCGGATCCGGGAATTCTCACATGAAGCTGCAGAGATGGCTATGAGGATCCTGCATTACCAGTGGGGAGATGAATATTCATTCAGGATAAGGAGGTTAGACTGATGCTAGATTATGAAGATATGATTCTGCAGCGTCAGGAATTGATAGAAATATGGGAAGATGAACCAGATAGTGCATTATGTCCTATAGGACACTGCTGGTGGGATGATATTCCGGAGGAGGAATTCAATGAGCATATACTTACGTAGTGGGTACTTGGATGTAGAGAAGATCCTATCATACAGGCTGCCGTTCAATTTTATAATCGGAGGTCGTGGAACCGGTAAAACCTACGGAGCATTAAAAACAGCGTATATCAATGATATACGCTTTATGCTTATGAGAAGAACACAGGCGCAGTGCGATTTGATCAACAAGCCTGAATTCAATCCATATAAAACTATCTGCTCAGATCTGGGAGTGGATATCGATGTTCGGTCAATAAGTAAATATAATGCATTGATATATGAATCACAGGGAGAAGATGTAGAAGAAAAAACACTTGGCTACACATGTGCATTATCTACTATATCTAATATGCGTGGTTTTGATGCCAGCGATGTGAAGCTGCTCCTGTATGATGAATTTATTCCTGAGCGACATGAGAGAGCATTAAAGAATGAAGGCAGCGCATTTTTAAATGCATATGAAACCATAAACAGAAACAGGGAGCTCCAGAAAAAAGAACCGTTGCAGGTGTTATGCCTGGCCAATGCTTTCAATATTGCCAATGCAATATTTCTGGAACTGGGTTTAGTTGGTATCTGTGAACGGATGCAGAGTAAAGGACAGGAACTGTATATCAATAAAGAGCGTGGGATTCTGATTGCTTTACTGGGCAAATCCCTGATAAGTAAACAAAAGGCAGATACTGCTTTGTATCGTGTCGCTGGAGGAGCATATGCAGAGATGGCACTGGCGAATGATTTCTCATATAACAGCACTGATGATATAAAATCTAAAGGTCTGAAAGAATTCAAGCTGCTGTGTACAGTTGGTGAGATCTCAATATATAAACATAAATCCCAGCGGAAGTATTATGTATCTGAGCATAGGACCGGAACCGCTGATCTGTTCAAATCGGATGAAGTAGGCTTAAAGAGATATCAGAAAAAGTATGGTCTGATCTTATACTCTGCTTATATGCGTGGTAATGTAACATTCGAGAATATGTTGACAAAATCATTATTTGAACTATATACTGTATAGAGAATAATATATTATCGTTAACACGAGGGCTGCTGTCCAAGGCGAATCCCGGAAGGATGGACACACGCATGCCGGCGTATTATGCAGCCCTCTGTTATTTAAGGAGGAATGTATATGGATGTTCAGGTTGTAGGACAGCTTATTGCGTCTTTAGGATTTCCAATAGTAGCAGCTGCAGCGATGTTCTGGATGGTCAATAAAAATGAAGAAAGACACAAAGACGAGATCAGCGATCTCAGAAAGACCATTGAGGACAATACCAGTGTGCTGGCAAGCCTGAAGGAACTTATACAGATCATAGTAAACAAGGAGAGTTAAAATGGCTTTGCTTTCAGTTGATACCAGAAAGAAATATTTTAAGAAGCTGGGCCTTGGAGAATATAATAAGGAAAACATCCGCAAGCTGCAGAAAAAATATATGCGTGATTCGGATGCGGATGGCATATATGGAATTAATACAGACAGGCTCCTGCGACATGTTTACAACTGTTCGCTGGTGCCGAATTTTAAACCTGAAGAATTCAGGTGTCCATGCGGTAAATGTACCGGTTATCCTGACAGAATGAAGCAGGTGGAGCTGGAGCACATCCAGACGATCCGCACTCATTACGGGAAACCTATGATCATAACTTCCGGGCTCCGGTGCAGGTATGAGAATAACAGAGTTGGTGGAGTCACAAATTCAGGACATTTGAAAGGTTATGCAGTAGATTTTTATATGGCAGGTGTCACAGATTCTGTTGCTAACAGGAACAAGGCTCTGTCATATATAAAGAAGCTGCCATATCACAAATTTACCTACGGAGCTCATATGGTGGATTCAGACGGAGCATACAGAACAGCTTCAGGCATGGGCAATGCAATGCACACTGAGACTAAAAAAAAAGTCAGTCGATAGTTGAACAGATGCTGGAAGCATGTAAAACACAGGCTGACTGGATGAAGAATTCAAAATATCAGTGGGAGAGCAATCCTACCATTGAGAAATCCAAGAGGAAGGGAACCTGTGTAACATATGTTGCCTGTGTGCTTCAACGTATCGGGATACTGCCTAGCGGTAAATATATCTGGCATAATGAATCCGGCAAGGTATATGGCAATAATGACAAAATGTCTGTAACATATCCTGAAGGAAGCCTGCACTCATTAAAAAGCCAGCTCAAGGCAGGTGATATAATCATGGATGGAGATAAATATGATCCGGGTGCAGGAAGTCATATTTTCATCCTTACCGGGCAATGGTCCGGAGATAATCCAATAATATGGGATAATCATAGCGCACAGGAAAATAAAGGTGCGTATGTTTATAAACGTAACAGGTCAGTTATTGCAATAGTGCGTTTAAAATAGGAGGGCATTATGAATTACAATGAAATCATTAAACTTCTGGATGCGGGATATTCCCGTGAAGAGATCCTGCAGATGGATTCAAAGGAACCAGAACCGGCTCCGGAACCTGAACCAGATCCGGAACCTGAACCAGCTCCAAGTATGGATTCTATTATGTCGGAGGTGAAAGATATGTTTGCAGAGATGCGTAAAGAGCTTACTGCAATGAATATCATGAACTCCAGACTGCAGGATGATCACAACGAGCCGGAGGACATTCTGGCGCAAATAATCAATCCTACTAAAAATACTAATGGAGGTATAACAAAATGAGTGTTAATACTATGAATTTCGAGCAGGCTGCAGCTGTCCTGAACAACATCCGCAAGCAGGTAACAGGTGAGACTGCAGCAGCTCCGATCAATACTGCTGATTTTATATCGATCGGCAACACCATCCTTCAGGCTGGCTATGAACCTACTTTGTCGGCTATCACACAGATGATCGCCAAAACTGTGTTTTCGATCAGACCGTATAACCGTAAATTCGGTGGCATCAAGATGGATAAGGAGCAGTGGGGAGCTATTGTTCGCAAACTTGCCATTGTAGATACTGACTGGGAAACCGACACTCATTATGATCTGATCGATGGTCAGAGCGTTGATCATTATGTCGTAAAAAAGAGCCCTGTTCTGATGCTGAATTTTTACGGACAGAATATCTTTGAGAGGCACATGACGATCTATACAAACCAGTTGGATTCGGCCTTTTCGGGTCCGGGAGAGCTAGGTCGCTTTATGGCAATGCTCACACAGAATATCATGGACATGATCGAGCAGAATCATGAATCTATCGCACGAATGACTATCGGAAACTTTATCGGTGCAAAGGTATCGCAGCAGAATGGTGTGGTTCATCTTCTGACAGAGTACAATACTGAGACAGGGCTTAACCCTCCTCTTACCGCTACCACAGTTTATGATCCTGCTAACTTTGGGGACTTCTGCAAATGGCTTTTTGCAAGAATTGCTACACTTACCAGCTTGATGACAGAGAGATCTCAGGAATTCCAGATCAATGTTACAGGCAAAGCAATCAACAGGCATACTCCATATGATATGCAGAAAGTATATCTCTATGCTCCGCTTATGAATGAGCTGAAAGCCAGAGTGCTGTCCGGCACATTCCATCCGGAATTTATCGATTATGCTGACGTAGAAGCAGTAAACTTCTGGCAGAGCATTAAGAGTCCGATGACACTGAATGTTACACCTGTATATCTTAAAGCAGATGGAACTTATGACACTGCAGCTGCTCAGAATATCACTAATCTTGTTGGCGTGATCTTTGATAGAGATGCGCTTGGATATACAATGGTCAATGAGAGAGCTGCCGTAACTCCGCTGAATGCGAAAGGCTTGTATTTTAATCAGTACTGGCACGAAACATCTCGCTGGTACAATGATCAGTCTGAGAAGGGTATCGTGCTTCTTCTTGATTAGCTCGCTCTCCTATCTGAATATGGCGCAGGGGCTGTTAAAGGCTTAAAAATCCTGCGCCTTTGAGGTATATAAAATGAGTTTCAAAGTAAATTTATATACATTACCAAAAAGAGACAACAGCACTAAACAGCCGACAGGAACCGGCGCAGAGTTTAGCTGCGTACTGAAAACAGGCTCCGGGATCATGCATCCGGTGCTGTCTTTTGATTTAGGGCTTACCAATGATCCGTCACAGTACAATTATGCTTATATTCCTGCATTTGAAAGATATTATTTTATCGAGGAATGGTATTTTGAAAGAGCTCTCTGGACAGCAACATTAAAGGTGGATGTTCTCGCAACGTATAAAACGGAGATAGGCAATTCTTCATTATATATAATGAGAGCTGCAGGTGCCAATGATGGCAATATCATTGACACACTGTATCCTGCTAAGACAGGCTGCAGTTATGCCAGTGATACGAAAGCAAATCCATGGCAGGCAAGCTGCTTTGTTGTGGGTGTTGTGTCAGCTGATGCAGCTTTCGGATCCATGCAATATTACGGGATGACAGCTTCACAGTTACGATCTTTATGTTTATCTCTGACGGATCCGGAAGCAATCATTACAGAGAGTAATAATTTCCTGCCGACAGAGTTAAGTATGGGGTTGCAGCTGTCACTGGTAGATCCTATCCAGTATATAAAAACATGTGTAATGCTTCCTGTTGCTAAAGAGGAAATCAGCGGAATCGATTCAGATGGAGCAATTACGACATACAGATTTATTTCAACGGCTCCGGGCATGGGAGGTACCGGAGGCAAAATACATCCAACTGACAGGATATATAAAAACTATACTTTCGATATACAGAAGCACCCGGATACTGCATCCAGAGGCAATTATGTAAACAGTAAACCGTTCACCAGTATTACTCTTACAATTCCACCATGGGGGTGTATTGATATCGATACCAGTGTCACAGCAAACGCAAGTACACTTTATGTTGATGTTGAAATAGATCCTATAACCGGAAAAGGTATTTTGGTAATAAAAGCAAATAATATTATCCTGAACAGACTAGAAGCGCAGGTTGGTGTTCCGATCTCACTATCAAGTGTAACGAGAGATTATATCGGAGCAGCTACTTCTGCGCTGGGTGCTGTAGGTGGTGCTATCAGCGGATTTATGGGTAATATAGGCGGATTTATCGGTGCTGCGTCTGGTGTGGGTAATGCTGTTGAAAGTCTGATGCCAAGAGCCCAGACAATAGGAACTACAGGATCCTTTGTATCTAACAGAGGTGAATTCAGACTTGATCACCAGTTTTTCCGACCTGTTGCGGACGATAACACGCACAATGGCAGACCTCTATGTCAGGTCCGACAGATAAACACTCTTTCCGGGTACATGCTAATTCAGGATGGGGATGTCAGTATCAACGGCACCAGTGCGGAAGATAGCATGATCAGAAATTATCTGGAGTCAGGATTCTATTATGAGTAGTGTAGCAGAACTTCTGACAGCATGTCAGGCTCAGGCTGTGTGGATGGAAAACAGCAGTTACCAATGGGAGAGTTATCCGACGATCCCTAAATCCAGATATAAAGGAACATGTGTAACGTATGTTGCTTGCGTTCTGCAGCGTCTTAATATCCTGCAGCCGGGGCAGTATATATGGCATGATACCAGCGGAAGAGTTACCGGAGCAAACAGCCAGATGCAGGTTATATATGTTAGTGACAGATATCTGCATGCGGTCAAATCACAGCTTCTTCCCGGTGATATAATCATGGATGGAAACAAACATGATGACGCTGGAGGAAGTCACATCTTCATTATTACAGGGCAATGGAACGGAGATAACCCTATTGTATGGGATAACCATTCCGGGCAGGAGCAGCTCATGGCCTATGAGTACACCAGAAACAGGCCGGTTATAGCAATCGTAAGGCTGTTCGGGATCGCATTTGTGCCAAGGCTGACCAGAGCCGGGATGTTGAATAATCCGTACTGGTATAGCAGGAACCCTTTTTATCTTGCAGGATATGGATTGCCGAATTGTACATGTTACGCCTTTGGTCGCTGGTGGGAAATCGCTGACGTAAACCATGATTATAGTAATTATCCTGCACTGAGTACCGGTAATGCGGAAGATTGGTTCGGATATACTCAGGATGGATATGAGAGAGGGTTTACGCCTCGTCTTGGTGCTGTTGCATGCTGGGCAGATGGACCTTTCTCCGGGGATGGACATGTTGCTGTTGTTGAAGAAATAGATCCGGATACCGGGGTGATCACATGCAGCAATTCTGCATATGGTGGTGAATACTTCTATATTACCCATCTAAGCCCTCCGGATTATCTTCCTGCTGCAGGTTATGTATTCCAAGGCTTTATATATAATCCTTATTCCGGGGGTGTTCCATGGGGAGGAGGAAGTAAGGCATGGATGTTTAAAAGATCTCTCTGGCATAGAGAGGAGGAATTAAATAAATGAAAACATATGATTATGATTTTATAAATCGATACAATTCTCATATAAAACCATCAGAGGTGCACAGTCAGGAAAATGCTACAACATGGTATTTTAAGCGTTACCTGATCCAGAAGATAATCAGTGTATATGAATTTAAGGGTATCCCTGATACATGGAGCAAGGATTATTTTCTGTATACTCTGTTCTGCTTTGGTTTTGTTGCTATAGTTGAAACTGATAAATTCGGAGTTATTCCACAGCACTGCAGCCTGTTTGGATACGATGTTTTTTACAGACCTACTAATGTAAATATTGCGAATCCGCTGATCAGTGGCAATCTTACTCCGAGAATAGGCACAGAATGTGCGCTGATAAGGATGCAGCCTGATTATGGATCCTGCTGGGATATAGTTTCCTATTATGCAGATCTGCTTGCATTATGTACTGAATCTATGGCGGTCAATCTTGTAAACAGTAAGCTCGCATATGTGTTTGCTTGTGAAGATAAGACTGTCGCTGAATCATTCAAGAAAATGTATGATCAGATGAATCAGGGAACTCCTGCAGTATTTGCTGATAAAAAATTATTCCTTGAAGATGGTTCTCCTGCATGGGAAACTTTCCAGAATAACCTGAAACAGAATTATATTGCTAAGGATATTCTGGAAGATATGACTAAAATAGACGCCCGGTTCTGTACAGAGATCGGAATTCCGAATGTGAACATGGCGAAAGAGTCAGGAGTTACAGACAATGAAGTTGAAGCAAACAACATTGACACAAAAACAAAATCGTCTCTCTGGCTTGAAACTATCAGAGATGGACTAGAGAAGGCTAATGAGCTCTTTGGGCTGAATATGTCAGTTGATTTTAGGTATAAGGAGGTATCAGATGATGTGGCTGTCGATAATGGGAATGTATGAATATGATCCTTCTATATTTGATGGTCTGGATGTTCCTACCTATACAGATAAAAGCCAGACTGTTCATGTAGTAGATAAGAATAAAGTGATACAGAGCATACTGCTTAACTGTGCAGAACTGGAGCTCCTGTATTCAAACATCGATACAATGAAGTTGGCAATAGGTGTCTGGAGTGCTGCTGAACAGGATACATGGCGAAAGATGTATGCTACTCAAATGGCTGAATATAATCCTTTATGGAATGTTGATGCAGATATTAAGAATGACAGCACTCTGACTCACAGTGTAATGGGATTCAATGAATCACAGAACTGGAGCAATGCTGATAAGAATGTTGTGTCTGATCATCAGGTAAGAACCGGAAATATAGGTGTAACCGCAACACAGGACCTGCTCCAGAAAGAAAGAGATATCGCTGATTTCAGCATTATCCGATTCATAACTGAATCATTTAAAAAACGTTTTTGCTTAATGGTATATTAGGAGGTATGAAATGGCTAATACATATGAAGCCGGTGTCAGATTTAAAAATGACTGTTTTGTCAGATTCAAATATAATGAATCAGGTGGAACAGTTGATGTAACAGTTATCACTGCAGAGACAAGGCTCTCAGGAACTGCTGCACTGGAAGCAGACGGAGCCAAGAAAACAGTTAAAAGGAGTGTGAAATAATGGGGATCTTTCAACAGTTTCCATATTCTAACTTTCATGAAATGAATCTGGATCAGATCATTAAAATCATGAGAGAGATGCAGGACGAATGGGAAGCAACTAAAACAGAATGGACTTCCTATAAAGATTTTATTGATAATTATTTTGCGAATCTCGATGTGTCAGCAGAAGTACTGGCAGCGATCAGAGTTATGGCAGCTGATGGATCACTCAATACCATTATTGATCCTGTAATAGTATCAGAAACAGCTTCATGGCTTGCGGAACATATCACTATCACTGAAGGTTCAACAGTTATCGATGATACATTATCTATCGCAGGAGCTGCTGCGGATGCTAAAGCAGCCGGTGATAAACTGGCATTGCTTGATGATGAAATAATTGACCGCACAGATACACTATATGATGAGATTAATTATAATAATATCATCAAACAGCTTCCTCTGCTGTCTGCTCTTTCAGATTATGTTGAAAGCGGACCTCGTGGACAGCTTTATCTTTCAAATAGAATTTTGCCGAAATATTCTAAGGTGAACCAACTCACTGTTAATATCTCAGCGGATCCGATCAGGCCTATTTATATCGTTATATATGATATTAATACTAAGGTTGTTAAATATACTAAATCAGCTACAGTAACACAGGGCCTGCATAATATCCCTATAAACTATATCTGTGATAGTGATTGTTCATGGGGATTTTATGGCGTAAATGTAAGTATGTACAGAACATCAGGAGTGACAGCATCTGACTATTCTTTCAGTACTGCAGGACTCCTGCAGGCTACAGTGCAGACTCCTGCTGTAGGTGATATCCTGACTATCGAAACAGGCAGCAATAATAATTACTATTTCTATGCTACAATGCGTTATGCTCTGCCTGCGCTTACTGTTAAACAGAGATTTGACGCTATTGTTAATAGTATTGGTGAGACAGATCGTAATATGCCACCTATCAGCAGCGACAGCTCAGCCTATGATAGACAGGCTCCGGGTACTAAACTGTATATATGCAAGAGGACAATACCAGCAAACTCACTAATAAAGCAGTTTGTTATGACAACTATAGGTGCTGGCCAACTCACTCTCTGTATCTTAAATGCTGATACATATGAAGTGCTGGACGTATGGCATCCGGATCTGACCGCTGGACTGAATACCTTTACCATCAACAAAGCATATCCTGTTGATGTGTTCTGGGGTGTTAGAGGCTATGCTTTATTTAATTTTGCTCATAGCACACTTCCTGCAGAGTATAATATGACCCCGGACGGATTATATGAATCGAATAGTACTGATCCTAAAATAGGTGATGTGCTGACAGAAGAAAGAAGCTCCACAGCCAGATGGGCTATCTATGCACAGATGCAGTATACGGAACTGAATCAAATAACTAACATAGCTGATATATCTTCTGATGTATTCAAAATCCAGCTGTTTGGTGATTCGATAACAGATACTTCATGGGGTGATAATGTAACATGGGCATCACTGTTGCCTGATTACTTTAAAAACAGAGAATGTGTTATTACTAACAGTGCCATTGCAGGTGGCAGGCTTGCGACAATGAGCAACCATCACGGAGTGTATGATCTCATATGTGATCCATCATACAGAGTATTTAACCCGGATCAGAACCTGTATATAGTATTTGCAGGTACTAATGACTGGGGAAGCTCAGGCCCTACACCAGTAGGAAACTTTGGAGATGATGGTTCTTCTCTCATGGGAGCTCTTGAATTAATCATTAAATATGTCTCACAAAATAATCCAACAGGTAAACTGATAGTTGTTACTCCTCCTGGCAGAAATGCAGATATTGATGCTGATAAAGCAGTTAACACTATTGGTGAAAAGATAAACAGCACAGATTTATCACTCAGAGAATACAGTGAGAAGATACAAGAAGTTTGCTCCGTATATGGAATCCCTTGTCTCAACCTCAATGGAGATCTCGGATGGAATGTACTCAATGTTGCAACATACACAGTTGATGGTCTGCATCCAAACACTCTCGGAGATTCAGAAATCGGTATTATGATCTGCAATGAAATCAAAAAGCATTATATCAATATTCTCTG